GTGGAAGATAAAATAATAATTGGTCCATCTCTGGGTCATATTCTTCCATTTTGTATGTAATCTGATAATTCATAAAGTTTTTAACTCTATTAGCTTTTTCTAATTTTTCATTATCAGTTACACCTAATATTTCAGTATCTACAGGTCCACCTGCTGGTAACATTTCTTTGTATGCTTGTGCTTGGAATTGGGTTACGGCTTCCGCTAATATTGGGTGGTGCACACCTGATGCTCCAATAAAGGGCTCTGTACGATTATCGCTATTTATACCTAATAAATCTAAACCTTCGCTATATGTTTGAAACCAGTCATTACGAGAATCTAAATCATCTTCAAAACTACTGATTAATTCTTGTGCTAAACTGTTTAAAACACTGTCGTCTATTACTTCTGCTAAATTTTCTCCGAATTTAGTATTACCTACAGTATTTTCTTCCTCACCTATAGTCACACTACCATCAGAATTGATAATAACCTCTAAATCTTCATCATTTTGGTCTTGAACTAATTCAAGTTCAACATCTTGTTCAGATTGTAGGGGTTGCGGTATCGCTTGTTTTTCAATAGCCATATTTATCGTATCATATTCTTATTTTTACTAATAATAAACCCTTTGTGGTGTAAAGAAACTTGGCTCATCATCCATATCAGTAGAAAGTTGTAAAAATCCACCTGCTCTAAAGCGTGATAAGGCTAAAGTTGTGGCATCAACAAGGTCGTCGTTTTCTCCACCAGGAAAATCACTAACTTCTTCCATAAGTTCTTCACCGAAACGATTATCAGGCACCCAAACTCGTCCATCTTGGAAAATTGGGGACACAGAATTTAATCTTGCTATCTTATCTTGACCTTTTCCTGGACTAAAAGTGTTTACAGGTATGCCAATACGTCTTAATTCTTGTATAAGTGGTAATCCTGACCCTTTTGCTTCAATAATAACGTTATCTGGTGCCCAATATTCGTATAATCGCATAGCTTCTTGTTTTAATTCAGGAAAATCAAATCTTTCTTTAACACAATCTATTAAAATTAGGTGTGCTTCATTACCATCATACATTTCATCATCGATTTTACCTTCAGGATAGAAAACTCCCCATGTTGTTATAGCAGTGAAGTCAGCTCTTTCGCTTTTTAAGAACGCTGTATCGTAACTTTGTATTAAATAATCGCATTTTGGTGGTTTTTCTTGGTCCCAAACCATAAACCAATCTTTAGGTATGATAGAAATACCCTCACCTGTGGGTCTTTGCATATATTGTGCAGCCCATTTCGATGGACTAACCGATGCTTTTATACTTTCAAGTTCATCTTTTGACCAAAAATTAGCCCAAAGTGGGGTGCCACTAGGTAAAATAGCAGGAAACTCTATAACTTCCCATTGGTCAGCACCTTTTTCTTGTGCCATTTTCTTAATTAATCTTCCTGTCAAATCTTTTTTAGACCAACGGGTCATAACAATAACGATTGCACCTCCAGGTTGTAACCTTTGACGTGGTCCAGTCATAAACCACTCGTATGCTTCGTCTAATGCTTTATCAGACATAGCGTCCTGTTCCGAATGTGGGTCGTCAATAATAAACAAATCAGCACCTCTACCTGCTAGTGCACCACCAGTACCAGCAGCATAGTATTCACCACCTTTATTTGTTAACCATTTACCCGCACTTCTACTATCTGCTTTTAATTCTGTTTCAGGAAATAATTGATTGTATTCTTCGCTATCAATTAAATCCCTAACTTTTCTACCAAAATTAATTGCAAGGTCAGCAGTGTGGGTAGCTTCTATAATTTTTAGTTTTGGGTTTTTACCTAATAAATATGCAGGAAATAAATGTGAAGCAAATTCTGATTTTGTATGACGTGGTGGCATATTAATTATTAAACGTTTTAATTTACCACTAGCTATATCATCAAAGGCTTTAGCCATTTTTGCATGATGGTCGCCAGATATAAACTCTGACCAAATAGCTGTAACAAAATCTAAAAAACTACTTGTTGATTTTATTTGGTGTTCACGTTTTTCTAATTCTTCTAAAAGAATAGTGAACTCTTTAGCCTCAGCAGTTGTTAAATGGCTGAGGTCTATATTTTTTAAAGATTTTAATTTATCAGACAAGATTATTAATCTTTAGGTTTTAAGCCTTCTAAGTGTTTGTTTTTTCCAAAAAAGTCAAATATATCTTCAGTGTCATCAATATCAATCGGACGTTTAGGTGGTGCTTTTGGTGTACCAAATATGTCATCAATTATTTGTCCATAATTTTCTGCAATTTTTTTATCAGTGTCATCAATCGCACGTTTAGGTGTCTCTTTTGATTTAATTCCTGCTGTTTTTAACATTTCTTCATAACCTATGTTCTGTTGCATCTGATTATTTAGTTGTTTATTAACTCTACCTAATTCTTCAGTTAAATTCATCAACATAAATGGATTTTTACTTAATATGGGGTCGGTATCTATCTCTTTTATAGCTTTTTCTAATTCTTTTTTCCTTTTTACTAAAAATAAAGAACCCATTTTTACACTAGTGCCGCCACCACCTAAAACATCTAAATAACTTAATGCTTCACCTAAACTATCTCCTCTACGTCTAGCTAACGCTGTAGATATTCCAGGAACAAAATTAGCAACACCAGATACTAAATTTTGTATTGGGTCTTCAGTATTTAAAGGTTGGTCTATATAATCTAATAATCTTTCTAAAACACCATTACTTTCTAGTGAAGTAGGGCTTACAGTTCCTCTTGGTATTGGTAGTTTTGTTGATTTTGGTTGTTCTGCCATAATAAGTAAAGTAGTTTAAACAATTAATGAGTTTCTTTGTCGGCGGTCTATTTTTCTGTGTTAGACGCACCGAAGTAAAAACTTATAACTGCACTAGCTAATCCTCCTAAATATCCAAGCACTAAATTAATTAATGCTTCACTGTTTTGTTCTGGTGGTTGTAATGTTACTAGAAAAATGTAACCAAGAAAACCACCCACCATAGCTATACCAATAATACGTGCTGTCCAATCTTTGCTAAACTTGGTCCGTGCATCTTGTTTATCTTGTGTTTCAAGTTCAAAAACTTTGACACCTAACTCTTTCATTTTAACTTCGAAATCTTTTTCTGCTTTTTTAATCTCTAACAACTGTTCAGGGGTTGCGTTTGTTAGAGCTTGTTCTATTGCGTGTTGGTCATTATCAACACCTAAAACTTTAGAAATAACGTTTGACGCCATGCCGCCAAGTGGACCGCCTAATGCCGAACCTAAGGTTGGTGCGACTGCACCGACTATGTTCAGTATCTTTTTCATAACAAAAGTATAACCGTAAAAAATTTATTTGCAAAATTTTTTTGCTAGAAATTTTTTGATAGGGACTTATTTGTAAAGTAGAAAGGATTTTGAGGCTGGAACTAAGGGAAGGCGGAGGGTTCGGACGCAGCCGTAAGGCTAGGGGGTATAGGGGTAGGCTATAAGCGTTAGTTAATATAAATAATAGAGTAGACAAAAAAAGGGGTCATAAAGACCCCTATGAATAGTATGAGTTTTACTTAACCTATATTAAATATATTAAGTTCTTCAGTTGTAAAACCTTTGTAAGTTTTACTACCTAAGTTGTTAAACTTAGATATATAATGAGCAAGGACTGTAGTAGCATCTTGTTCATAGTCATACTCATCAACCCACTTATTATTTAACATAAGTAATGAACACTTATCGTTGTCTATAACAAGTTGGTCAATATTCATAATTAGTAATTGAACTTGCGTAGGCATAGAATCAAATACCACCTCAGCTTTAGCAGTATTAATACTGATAAGCTGTTTATCATTAAGTCTAGCCCTATTGGGTCTAGCCTTAAACTTAGACACATTTTGTTTCTTGGTTGTGTCAACCGCACCTTTATTAGGATTATTTTTGCTATTCATATTGTTAATATTACAGTAATTATTATAGTTGTCAATACTTTTAGATAAATTAGTTTAATTAATTTATATAAGTTAGTTAGGTTAATCAGATCTGATTAGCGTAGTTAGGTTATCTATTTAGGAAAGACGGACGGACGGACGAAAGGACGGAGGGGAGGGGAAGGATAGAATGGGACAGGGATAGATAGAGGGGAAGGATAGAGTAGAGCGATAGAGTAGAGCGATAGAGTAGACTAGAGTAGAGCACAAAAAAGGCGACCGAAGTCGCCCTTTTGGAACCAGTCAAAGGTTAGCTGATTGTAATCAATCCTTCTTCGACTAATCTAGCTCTGTAATGAGTCCAGATATCCATTGGTGTTTGAACTGTAACCAGTCCCGCTTTTTCTAAAGCAGAATCAGTCGAACCATCAGTTCCAACTAACTCACCAACTGTAAGACTGTAGTCTTTCGCAGTTAGTAAAGCCTCGATAATTTTCCCAGCTTGGGCGGGAAACTTACCCTCAGGAGTTGCTACTAATGTAACAACTGCGTTAAAGTTAGCAGTCCCCTTTTGGTTAGCTGCTTTAAATTTCTTATCTATCATAATATTCTCCTTTCTAGATAATGGGCTTAGCCCTAGTTAATATACCTATATCATATCGTGGATTGATACCAAAGTAAAGGAGTAAAAAGAACAGAACAAAGTCCGTCCATCGTTCCGTCGGTCAATGTTTCTTGGTGAAGTCGCCTTCTATAATGTTATCAGTCTTTTTTGCAATCAATTCTTTGAGGCGAGTGAGTATATCATCTTTAGTCATCATATCGATTTTAGCGGTGAGTATTTCACGTCTATCGATGTAGAGTCCTCCTGCCTTGCCTCGATGAACCTCTGCAGTGATAGCAGCGGATATCTGTCCTTGGTCTTTGGCTTCTTCTCGTAGGTCGTGTAGAGTAGACAGGTGGTTCTCTAGAGAAACTGCTTCCTTCTCTGAGGCTTGGATTTCCAAGTCAATGAGATAGTTTCGTACAACTGGGTTATGATTGAGTAGTACACTGCCCTGTGTCTTAGCACCCTTCCTATCTTTAGTATACCCTGCTTTTATAGCCGATTCAGTAGCTGTTTGTCCTTTGATATACTCTTTACAAAATCTTTTTTGTTTTGAGTTGAGTGGTTGCCACGTCTTACCATGTTGGTCGACGAATGCTTTTCCATCTTCTGTTGGAACTAAATGAGTGTATGTTAGCTTTTTCATTGTAATACCTCGATGTAGC